TAAAGCCAACTTGCTTAGCAGTGGCAAGGAAAACAGGATAGAAAGAACCTGGACATTTAAAGAGCATGTCATCACCGTTAACTAAAACGTTGGTCCACATAATCTCAAAAATAGTCTGAGTTGATTCTTCTTTTTCTTCTTGCTCCCGCCAAGTAACCAAGGCCGAACGATAAACTGAAAGGTTTATAGCGCAAAGAAGAGGAAAACTCAAGGGGTGACCCATGAGCTGACCTTCATCAGCATCTATAACACTTCCATCAGGATACTTTGCACGACCACGGGCAAGCGAAAGAAAAGCTAAATCAGAAAAGACGTTTTCAGGAAGAGATCGCAAGACCTCTAATGAAGCATCTTTCTTAAGCAAATCTGTAGCAGCCTCATAGTCAACAGAACACCAAAATGGTAAATCAATTCCAGTTGCATCCATCTCAACGATACGCTGATCAATATCAATTGTCATCGTAGAGGCAGGATGGTTTTTCCAGGAATCCAAAAGGACCCCTTGAAAGGGTTGCAACACGGAATAGAGATAACCGTCACCTTTGGTGATGATTCGAAACTTTCCCGGTTCAGGGATTGCAACGACATCGACATCAAGGGCGGGTAGGTAACCATCATTATCAGGTTCCATTATCCTTGGTTCAAGATTCCTTAGACAAAAATCATAGGTTTCCTGACGCCAAGTATTAATCGAACTCGATAATAAAGGTAATTTACCTATTTTACGAGCTTCATCACTATTGATGATCTCTAGGTTGAAAGGTTTGACCAAGCTTAACGCGCCACCAGTGTTACGTGGGGCTTGTAAGCAGGCAGATGAGGAAGGCAAAAACTTTGTCCAACCTCCCTTTTTCTCAACATAACTGATACGCCGAGCGAAAATCTCTTGGGAAGTAGATCTAATCGAATCCAAAATTCGATCAGAAACACCACCATGATAATCGCTCAAACGGTCTTTATGTTTTTGAAGTGCTCTCTCCTTTCGTTCATCACCAAGAGGGAACCAAGCTTGCTTGGAACCTTTCTGAAGTGAATAAATGAAGGAAATATCGCGACGGGCAATAGCCCTGGCAATATTACGAGCGCACCAACCAGAAAACAAAGGAACAGTAATCCAGTCTTCCTTGGTAGGCAATTGCTTATCTTGGAAAACTTTACAAAGATAATAATCAAGCCAGTATTTACA